CCCGTTCAAGACGCTGGTCGTGGACACCGCCGACTGGTTAGAAAAACGGCTGGCTGAACACCTGTGCCGGAAGTCCAACAAGGACTCCATCGAAGATTTCGGCTACGGCAAAGGCTGGGTCCTGCTCACCGAAGAGTTCGCCCGGTTCCTCAACTCGCTCGATGCCCTGCTTGCCCGTGGGATGCACGTCGTTTTCCTGGCCCACGCGACGGTGAAGAAATTCGAGGCTCCCGACCAGGCGGGTAGTTATGACCGCTTCGAATTGAAACTGAGCAAATCGGTCGCGCCGCTGCTCAAGGAATGGGCAGACGTGGTGCTATTCGCCAACTACGTCACCAAGGTCGCCGAGAAGGACAACGGCAAGATGCGCGGTGTCGGCGGCAAGGAGCGCGTGTTGTTCGCCACTCATACGGCGGCTTATGACGCGAAAAATCGCCATGGTCTCCCGGACAAGCTTCCGTTCACCATCGAGGCTCTGGCCCCGGTGTTCGGCGCGGTGGCGGAGTCGGGGGGCTCCGTCGCCGCGAAACCGGAAGCCGCAGAACCGGCACCGTCGTTGACCGACCGGATCTTCGCCGCGTTCCAGCACAAGGCAGACATGGCCAACGTGGTCGATTTCTTGGTCGCCCGCGGCCAGCTCAACTACACGCAGGAAGGCCCGCTGGAATCCATCGACAATCTGGATCCGGCATACGCCGCCCGGATGTTAGGTGAGCCTGATCGTTTCGTCGCCGCTGTGGCGGAATGGGTCAAGGAGAAGGAGGGAACGCCATGAGCGCCCTCCGTCCATCCAACCTGCCGAAGCTCGCGGTGTGCCCGTGTTACGAGAGTAATCCCGTGGCCGGCCCCGCTGCCGAGCGCGGCACTCTGCTAGACACCGCGTTCCGCGCCGAACTGCTCGGCCTCGAAGAACGCTTCGTGATCGCCAACAAGCTGACAGCCGACGAGATCGCCGCTGTTTCCTGGTCGATCTCGATGGTGCGGGCGATGTCGGGCCGCGAGCGCGTTCTTGCCCGCGAGGACGACTGTCGTGTGAAGATCCTCAATCTCACCGGCACGGCGGATGCCATCGTCCCGATGAAGTTCACCCACTTCGATCTGAAGACCGGAGCGAGGCGGAATTACCGCGAGCAAATGGCGGCCTATGCGCTCGGATTGATGGGCGCGCACTTTGCGGGCGAGTGGACGGCGCACTTGTTGTTCTGCGACCAGCGGGAAATTGAAACCTATCGGTTCACCTACGAGGAGGCGCACGCCATCGTCGATCAGGTCGTCAAATCCTTCAACGATCCGGCGAAGCAGCCGAACCCGTGTGAATACTGTGGCTGGTGCGCCAAGGCAGATACCTGTCCGGCGCGGCTGGCGATGGTCGGTGAGACATTGACCGTCACGGAACCAGGCTTCGATTTCGACGCCCTGCTCGCTGATCCGGAAAAGCTCGGACGCTTTCTATCAGCCTTCGCGGTGGTCGAGGATTTCGGCGAACGGGCGAAGAAGATCGCCACCGAGCGGATCAAGACCGGCGGCCAAGTCCCCGGCTGGAAGCTCGTCACGCTCAAGGGCAGCGAGTTCGTCGATTGCGAAACCGTCGGCCACCACATCCAGCGCATCGGATTCGGCCCGGTTCTCAATGCCTACGGCAATCTATCAGCCGCCAAGTTCCGCGACCTCTGGAGCCAGCGGATGCCCAGCGAAAAACCATTCCCGGAAGAAGCGGTGAAGCACGCCGCGCCCTCCACCTATCTCAAACAATCCAAAACCAAACCAAACTAACATCATGCCTTCATACACTGCATCCACCCCGACCGAACGCCCCGACTTTGTCGAACCCGGCGACTATCAGGTCGAAATCATCGACGCCATCGAGACGGTTTCCAAGACCGGCCACGAGATGATCGAACTCAAGCTCCGGACATCGCCCGGCAGTTACCTCTATGACTTCCTCGTCTTCATCCCGAATGCGTTCTGGAAGATCGACAGCTTCCGCGCCGCCACCGGCGAAGAGGTTTCACCAGAGGAAGACGTCGAAATCACCGCCGATGACCTGATCGGTCGCACCGGCAAGGCCCGCCTCAGCGTCGAGGAATACAACGGCAAGAAGCGCAACAAGGTCGCCGCGTGGCTGCCTGCCAAGCCCGGCGAATCCGTCGCAACGAAGTCCAGCGCGAAACCCGCAGCCCAACCCCAATCCGCACGCCGTAGTGATAACGAACCATTCTGAAAAGATGGGCCTACGCGCCTATCAGATGAAAGCTCGGCAGGAGATCCACAAGGGCTTTGAGGATTTCGACCGCCAGCTCGGCGTGCTCCCAACCGGTGGCGGCAAGACCATTTTGTTCAGCCGCTTGGCTCAGGACTATCAGCCGCAGCGCACGTTGATCCTCGCCCACCGCGAGGAACTTATCACCCAGGCGGTGGACAAGCTCCGCGCATCCACCGGCATCGAGGCCCAGGTGGAAATGGGCGACGAGCGGGCGTCGCTCGACGCTCCGGTCGTAGTGGCCTCCGTCCAGACGCTCATGCGTGAAAAGCGCCGTGAGCGTTGGCCGCGGGATCACTTCGGGCTGGTGGTCGTCGATGAGGCGCACCACGTCCTAGCCGACAGCTACCTCAACACGCTCGGGCATTTCCACGATCACGCCAAGGTGCTCGGAGTCAGCGCGACGCCCGACCGTGGCGACAAGAAGAACCTCGGTCGCTACTTCGAGAACATCGCCTGCGAGGTGACCTTGCTGGATCTCGTCAACCAGGGCTGGCTCTCGCCGATCAAGGTAAAGACCGTTCCGTTAGGGATGGACCTTCGCGGAGTGCGCACCACGGCAGGTGATTTCAGCGCCGACGATCTCGGGCATGCGCTCGAACCGTATCTCGAACAGATCGCGGATGTGATGGTGGAGAACCGTCACCGCAAGACGCTCGTGTTCCTGCCGTTGATCGCGGTGTCGAAACGCTTTGCGGAAATCTGCCGCGACCGTGGTTTGTTGGCCGAGCATGTCGATGGTCAGACGACCGAGCGGCAGGCGACGCTGGCACGGTTCAAGCGCGACGAAACTCGCATCCTCTGCAATGCGATGTTGCTCACCGAAGGATACGACGAGCCGTCGATTGATTGCGTCGTGTGCCTGCGGCCCACCAAGGTGCGTGCGCTCTACTCGCAGATCATCGGACGGGGCACGCGGATCTGGCCTGGCAAGGATCACCTGCTCGTGCTCGATTTCCTCTGGCAGGCTGGTGAGCACAGCCTGATGCGACCGGCGAACCTGATCGCCGAAGACGAAGCGGACGCGAAGGCGCTCACCGACAAGCTCGGTGCCGAAGGTGACCTCGAAGAGGCACGCGAGGAAGTGAATGCGGATCGCACCCGTTCGCTCACCGAACGACTGCGCGCCAACCGGACGCGTCGCGGCAGCGTGCTCGATCCCTTGGAGCTTGCCGTCTCCCTCAACGAAGCCGCCTTGGCCGACTATGTCCCGACCATGCAATGGCAGGCGGACGCGCCCACGGCGAAGCAGCTCGATGTGCTGGAAAAATTCGGCCTGGATACCATGGGCATTCAGACCAAGGGACACGCGTCACTGATCCTCGACCGCCTCATCACCCGTCGCAAGCTCGGTCTGGCGACGCCGAAACAAGTCCGTGTGATGCGCCGCCGCGGCCATCAACGCCCGGAGTTCGCCACCTTTGAGGAAGCCAAGGCATTCCTCGATACCCAATTCGCCAACCGCTGACCCCCATGGCAAAATACCGATCCCCAGGGCTGACCATGGCCTTGCCCCGGCGCACGCTGGAATATCTCCAGCGCGGCGCGAGCGAGGGCATGCGCAATGCCGAACTCTTTGATGCGACCTGCCAGTTCCGCGACGCCGGCCACCCGCTGGAAGAAACGGAAGCGCAACTCCTCGCCCGCGCACTGGCTGACGGGCTGACCGAAGCCGAAGCCCGGACGACCATCCGGTCGGCCTATGCCCGGACATCACGCGAACCGCTCGGTGCGGGCATGGCACAGACACCGAAAATGCCTTCGTCCGCGCCGCCCCGACGTTCGTCACCGGCTCCGGTTCACCGCGAGCGATCCACGATGGCGCTTCCCGTCACCATCGACGATGGCTTCGTCCGTCTGCTCGATGCGTGTTTCCAGCCGGACGAATTCGTTGCCATCGCCCCGGCAGCGGAAAACGAGGAAGGCGAAATCGTCCCGCGCCGTGGTGTGACGCTCTCGGCATCCGAGTGGAAATCCAAGGTGGCGACCAAGGGCGGCATCGACCGCGTGTTCGGCACGAAACTCGGGCTGTTCCTGCGCATCAACCCAATGACCAAAGGCGGGGCGAAGAACGAGGATGTCACCGCGTTCCGCCATGTCCTCGTCGAGTTCGACCGTGACGAGGCCGGCAAGGCGATCCCGAAGGAGGAACAATACCATGCGGTCGTCGCCAGCGGCATGCCGGTGGCCGCCCTAATCGACTCGGGCAACAAGAGTCTGCACGCGTGGATCCGGGTCGATGCTCCGGACGAGAAGGAATACAAGCGGCGGGTCGAAATCATCTGGGGCTGGTTCTCCGGCATCAACCTGGACAAGCAGAACCGGAACCCATCGCGGCTGTCGCGTTGCCCGGACGGCTGGCGCACGGTCGATGGTGAAGTTCATCGCCAGGCCTTGATCGCGCTGGAATTCGGCGCGGAATCGTGGACGGCATGGGAGGCGGCGCACTCGAATTCCGACCTGCCGCCGATCCTGCCCGGTCATGCGTTCATGGGGCAGCCGGAACCGGAACCGCCACAGCTCGTGCAGGGCATCCTTCACCAGGGGGCCAAAATGGTGCTGGGCGGCCCGTCGAAGGCACGCAAGAGCTGGTCGTTGATCGACCTGATGCTCTCGGTGTCCACCGGCTCGCCCTGGTGGGGATTTCCGACGCTGCGCGGGCGCGCCCTCTATCTGAACTTCGAGCTGCCGGCATTCGCGCTCCAATACCGGATTCACCGGATCGCGGCGGCGAAGGAGATCGAGGACTTCATCGGTTTCGACATCTGGAACCTCCGCGGCCATGCGACCGACTTTTCCGCGCTCATCCCGAAGATCCTCGGGCGCATCCGCGATACCGGATATTCCCTGATCCTGATCGACCCGATCTACAAGGGCCTCGGCGCACGGAACGAGAACGACGCCGGCGACATCGCCAGCCTGCTCAACGAGGTCGAGCAACTGGCGGCGAAGTCCGGCGCGGCTGCTGTCTTCGGTGCCCACTTTTCCAAAGGCAACCAGGCGGGCAAGGAATCGATCGACCGGATCGGCGGCTCGGGTGTCTTTGCCCGCGACCCCGACGTGATCCTGACGATGACACCCCATGAAGAAGATGATGCTCACGTCATCGACCTCACCCTGCGTGCCCTGCCGCCCGTGAAGCCGTTCGTCGTCCGCTGGTGCGATTCGATCTTCATCACTGACCGGAATGCCGATCCTGCAGCGCTCAAGGCACCACAAGGCAACCCCAAGAGCGAGAAGGCGAAAGCGACCTACAAGATGGGCAGCGCGGCGGACCGTTACGGGAAGGCTGTCGAGACCATGCCACCGCTGGCCAATGGGCGCGTTCCCCAGGAATCCGCAGTCCTTGCCTATGTCTCTGACCGGATCGCCGAGATCGAAGGCGACTGCACGCTCAAGGAGGCCCAGAGGGTCTTCTACTGCCTCGCCAACATGAAGGCAGGTCCGCTCGTTTTCGACAAAGCAACCCGCCTGTGGAGGGGGCGTCGTCATGGAGTTTGAACCTGCCATTTGCCCTCTGTTTGAACCCGTCTCCGGGTGCCTATCAGGACCTATTTCTATCAGAAAAAGACGGCTGATAGTCAGGCACCTTACTGGCATCCTGACAGATTCTCTAAAGAGAATCAGAGCGCGAATCGGTAAACCGAGATTCGCGCGCTCTGGTTCTCCCTTTCAGGGACCAGCGCCATCAGTTTTAGATCGGCTGAAAGGGGGTTCAAAATGACCTCCGACGACTACGCCAAAAAACAGGCGAGGAAGGATGCTGACTACGAACGGGAATACGAGGCATGGGTGAGGTCCATGAGCATCGAAGAACGTCGGGAGGCGGAAAAGCTCGGGTTGCTCAAGCCTTGCCTGCAACGCCATGGCAATGGAGGAGCAGAGCAAGACATGGCCGACTCAGCTGCGGCGAGCCATACGCCCGACATCGCGGCGTTGATTGACCAAGAAGGCGACCAGTCGAACGACCCACACGCTCGTGATGCCATCGAGGTGCTACGTCACTTCGTCGCGGACCTGATCTCGGAAGGCAACACCCGGCTCACCGTCGAGTGCCTGGCCGTCGCTCTTGGCCTCTGTGCCTACAACGGCGAAAGCATGACCTCGATTGCCAAGCGCCACGGGGTCACTCGTGCCGCCGTCTCGAAGCGCTGCGTTGACATCACGCGGCAGCTGAACCTTCCGCCCTCCAGGGCCATGCGCAGCGAGAAAGCGCGCAAGACTTACCGCAACTCACAACTCAAACGATACCACTCACGAAAATCATGAACGCCCTTGCTATCAACGACCCCAAGTTCTCCATCAATTCCACCGGCATCGAGTTCCGCGAAGAACTCACGTTTGAAGAATGGGACGAACTTGGTCAGAAACTCGCACCCGTTGGAAAGACCATCGGCTTCATCATCGGTGATTGGATCAACTACGGAGAAAAGCGTTGGGGTGACAAATACGAGGAAGCCCTGAATCGCACAGGACTTGAGTATGGCACTCTTCGCAACTACGCGCATGTTGCTCGCAAGGTCGATTTGTCATTACGTAATGACAAACTCGGATACCACGTCCACGCGACCGTTGCCAAACTCAAGACAGACGATGAGAAGCGATTCTGGTTGGATGTGGCTGAGAAGAACCGGCTCGACGTTCGCCGTCTCCGCAAGTCGATCAACTTCGGCCGCCTTGCAAGCGAGGAGGAAGTCCAGGGCGATCCCGCCGACCGTGGCTACGTCACCTACCTTGCGTTGCTCAATCGCATCCGCCGTTGGTGGGCGCGTGAAACCCAGAAGGTACCCGTCGATGAATGGGACGATGATCGACGCGAGGGACTCAAGAAGGATTTCAAGCTGATCCTCGACATCTACGAGGCGCTCTAACCAAACGCGGGGAGGAATGTTCCAAGCGAGACTCATACCCTCGCCCCTGCGGGTTCAAGTCCCGCCCCCGCAACCACTCACGATCACCATGCCTCTCAACACCACGACACCAGTCCACAGGGTCACAGGCATGCTCCGCGAAGGAGCGCGGCTGATCGCTGTGCAACATGGGCAAGCCAGCATCGACGTGACACCCGACATCATCGCCATGCTGGACGGGGTTCAATCGGGTTCAAATGGATTCGAACCCATCAAGGAATCTATTGAACCTGAGGTAGCTGGCAGGGATGTCCCCACCCATGTCCAATTCCCGTGAAATGTGCCATCGCGACTTCCCACATAACGGAGCCTCGGGACGTTGACTCCGGGCGCTTGGGAAATGGCTCAATCCCGCTTGGAATCAAAGTTTCAGCTGCTCTGGAGAGTGGCGCAAGGACCGCCACTGGAGCGGGAAGTTCAGTTTCACGCTTCCCGTCGCTGGCGTGCCGACTTCGCACACATGGGAAGCCGGACGCTGATCGAGATTGAGGGCGGAATCTTCCTCCCTGGCGGCGGCCGACACAGCCGCGGAGCGGGTTACGCCAAGGATGCCGAGAAGTATCTCGAAGCGGTGTTGGCGGGTTGGACAGTCATTCGTCTGACTGAAAAGCAGTTGGAAATAGGAACGGTTGAACGAATTGCTGTCTTCACTCAGCGCGAAGCCGCTCCCACAGCAGGCGGATGATTTCCGCCGAGACATCGTCTTCGTGTGAAATGTTGAATCGTTGCCTAGCATCCTGCATGATTCGTGATTCGCGGTCCCAAAGGCTGAAGTGGTTGCGGACATGCATCCCAAGCCCGAAGTGGGTATTGATGAGATCCTGCTCGGCAAGTGCCTTCAGTTGGTCGAGGGATTCGGCGGGAAGAGTGTCGGCCAAGCAGGAAACGGCATCATCCACCGTGCTGGGCATTTCGTCCTGTGGTGGGTAATTGATCTTCTTCGCCATGGCCGCTACGATCCACGCCATGCCGATGCTTCGCAATCTGATTGTCCTGATTCTGTGTGCTTGTCTCCAAGCATGCGGGGAGCCTCCGTCAAGGCACGCGGGACTCATCAAATCTCTGATCGAACCGGCGAATCTCGCCACTCTGGGCGACCGGGGGGCAAATCAGCGCGTCCAGAAGATCACCGCGATCCTATGGCGGGCGAAGCAGGAGAATCAGGATCCGGAAAAGGTCGCCAACGAAGCGGTCGAATTGATCGGCTGGGGTGGAACCGAGAAAGGGCGTCTGACCGCCGCCGCCATGGTCCGCAATCTTACCATCGTGGAACGCCTTGGTGCCACGTTGCCCGAGGACATCGAGGAGATGGCGCGGGGCAGAGCCGCCGACGTAAGGAAGGGCCCATACACCGGGCAGGTGATTTCGGTCGATCACATCATCCCAAGATCCGTCGCTCCTGAACTCGACAACGTGATAGCGAACCTCGAATTGATGCCTCTCTCGATAAACCAGAAAAAGGGCGACAAGGTCACTCAACGTCAGGCTGATCTCGCCCGCAAACTAAACGCGGCCAGCCTGCTTCCCGATGACGCCCTGCGTCGTGTCCTCGCGGTCGCCCAGTGATCCTACGCTAGTATTCCTCGGGCAGTAGAATGCAGGTCGAGCTGCGATCCGCCTCGGTGATGATGTAAATGCGTCGGCCACCGCCCACCTTGTAGTGGCTGAGTATCCGGTCGCCGTTGGTCATCGCATCTTCGTTCGCCTGCTTGTCGCATTCGTCGAGGTCTCCCCAATCACCGCAGTGGTGGCGGTGCATGAAGGATGCAAGGTCGATGCCGAGCGCCATCGCGGCGGGTGTCGCCACGGTTTTCCCGAGCGGGAAGCGTGGTTCCATGATTCGATATGCCATGGCTGTTCAGTCGTTGGAGGTTCCCCATTCCGGATGGCGCTTGCCGGTGGCGATTAAGCCGGAGGCGAGCATGTCTTCGACCAGTGCCTTCGGTGGCCACGGGCGGTGCGGTTTTCCGGTCTGCATCTTGGACGCCCGGGCGGTGGCGCGGCAGTAGGACGGGAGGTCGGCTTCGGGGTTGAAGCTGTCCTGACGGAGCTTGGTCATCAGGTCAGTCGGATCGGCGGCGGAGAACGTCGCGCCGTCGATGGTGTGGTATTCGGTGTTCATGGTTGTCATTGTCATTGGTGGGAATCATGCGGCCAGTTTTTTGGCGCGGGCGGTGTAGAATTTCGTGAGGCCACGGGCGTCGATGGCTTGGAAGAACCACTTCATGCGGCTGGCTCCAACTCCGGTGTCCTCTGGCCGGTTGCGGACGGTGGTGGCGGTTTCGGCGGCGTCGAAGAGGCGGGCCATCAGTCGCACCCAGTTGGTGATCTTGGCCGGATCGGTGGTGCCCGAATGGTGACGGACTTCGAGCGTCTGGTGGCGGAAGAAGGAATGGATGTTGAGCTTGCGGTAGCGGCAGGGATAGAGCTGCTTCATTTGTTCCATGCTGCGGCAGGCGTCGATCTTGCTGAACATCTCGGAGCATTGGCCCCGGTGATTCCCGGCGTTGATGATGCCGTGGTCTAGGTTCGTGCGGCAGTAGGTGTTGGCATTCCCCCGGCGGGAGGCGGGCTGGAAGGTGTCGAGGACGTCCTCGAATTTGAGCCACATCTTGAAGAGGTTCTTCACCGCTTTCAGTGACATCGTGCGGGCGTCGAAATGGACGTGGAGTCCGCAGCGCTTGTCCACTTGGGCACCGGCGGCTTCGAGGGCGGCGGCGGCGATTCTGACTTCCTCGATACCGGCTTCACCTTCGAGAACTGGTGAGACGAGTTCCAAACCGCAGGAGCCGTCGGTGACGACCTTCCAATAGGGCGTGGTGTCGTGGGTGTAGTAGGAGGACTCGACCCGGATGCCTGCGGCTCTCAGGCTCATGACGGCTTGCTCTTTGGTGATGGTGGAGAGGAATTCGATCTCGACTCCGAAGCGGCGGGACATGGTTGGCGTTGTCATGGTTAATATCTGCCATGGTGCCACCTCACGTCCATGGCTAAGTGTAGTTAGAGGAAAAAAAACATGATTTATCCGCATCGTTTCACTCATGAAACGTGCAAATCGAAACAGAATCGGAGCGTGCGGAATGACGCCTGATTGGCACGCATCGTGACATTCATGCACCGTGCCAATCCATCGTCTAACCGGCATTCGGAACGGGACGAAAAAAGACGAAAAAAGACATGGACTCAAGTTGTCAGAATGGCAGATGAGGGACGATGAAAGGGACTGCTAACTCCGGAAATGACACCGCATACGTCACCGGAATGTTAGTCCTGATCCGCCCCGAGTGGGATGGAGACGACACGCTCCATGTAGTTGCCGAATGGAGCGGCGACCGCGGATTCATCCGGCCTGTCGAATGGCCGCACGGCGGGATCATCCCGACCGAACTCGTTACCGCTGAAATGATTCAACCCGCAACCATCAATCCCTGAAACCACCATGTACACCGCCAGTGAAATAGACGCCATGACCATCGAGGAAATCGAACAAGTCGCCGAACTGCTCACCGATGAAGCCCGCGAGGAATGGGCTGCCGCCGGATACTCCGGCGAGTCCTACTGCAATCTCGGAATGAACGACGCCGAGAAATCTATCAACTCCCACTGAACTGACCAACCCCAACCAAACAACACCATGGACATCGAATACATCAAACAGCACCGCCGCCTGACCCTCGAATACGGGCGAGGCGAAACCTACTGCTCCAACAAGCCGACGCTCTACGGTCATTCGACCTATGGACGCAGCTCGGTTCTCGCCGGTCGCCCGCGCCGGGTCTTCCTCGAAAGCTGGGATGATCTGGACACCGCCCGCGCCGAACTCAAGGCAGCGAAGATCTGCTACTCCGATCTCTGCGACACGGGCGGTTCCACTCACATCCCGGTGGATGTCATCACCGCAGGCATCCCCGACGAAGAAATCTAACTACCAACCACCAAGATCCCATGAAATCCGAATCCGACATCCTCGATAAAATCCGCAAACTCCTGCGACTGGCCGACCGCTCCCGCGGCTCCACCGAGAACGAGGCCAAGGTGGCGCTCGCCAAGGCACAGGAATTGATGACCCGCCACAACATCGACTCGGCGCTGCTCCGCATGGAGCGCGGCGAATCGGGCGGCGCGGGCTTCACCGTCAACAAGGGCAAGGTCGATCTGCCGAAGACCCTCAACCCGGCCGACCTGATGATTCTCTCGATCCTGCAGGCGCACTTCAACGTGAAGACGATCCTGATGCC